TTTAAAGCTATGTTAATCGCCAGCGCAGCTGTGCCTTGTGGATAAGTCATTCAATGACCTCGCTGGCAAGTGTTTCTTGATCCCGTAAATAAACGGCATATTCTTCATCCGTCATTTCACGATTAGTAATATCTCCAGTATTTACATCAACATCCATAACCATAGGCTTCATTATTTGACTCCATATAAATCGACTGTACCAACGGCGGTAAATGTGGTGTTTACTAATAAATTAACTTCTGAAATAACACTTGTGCCACGATAAGCGCCTTGCGTGTACCAAAGTGAAGCGGCGCCGGTTGCTTCCATAACTGCGCCTTCTACGAATTTAACGCCTGTAACGTCACAATTATTAAAAGCAATCCAGCCTTCACTTGAAGTCGTAGTATTGACAGAAGAATTTAAGCGAAAACTGCTACCGCCGCCATCGACTTCGGCAGGTGTAGCTGAGTTATTTCTTGACCTTAAAGCCCACGCATAATTAGTGACAGTAGAATCATTATTTAATCTTAATGTGACTGTGCCTGCAGTTCCCAAAACCAATCCATTAGTCCATAGCAAAAGTTTTTTATACAAGCCAAGACCAGTAAAGTTTACTGAAGTAGCTCCCCCTGTAGGAACCACTGAAGAAATCAATTGATAATTGTCGCTAGTTGTCCCGCCAAATGTGCTAATTGCCATTATGCAACCTCGCTACCAAAAGCCGAAAATGAAAGATTTGCTGAAGAAGCATAAACGCGTATCTTGTCGGTTGCATCTATGGTTATGCCAAGGGTTAACGCAACTGTGCTATTTGCCGCTAAATTCGCATCATAAACTAGATAATCTTTTGTGGCTGTAGCCGCGCCATTGACTGACACGCTGATCCGATAGGTGGCAGCAGCTGTGCCACGATTGGTTACCACAAGGCTAGAAACGATAGTCTCAGTCGATGCCGGTACTGTGTAGAGATCTGTCTCGGTTGTTGCAGCTGTAGCCACTTGCCCAAGTACCTTGTAAGTAGTAGTTGCCATGGATTATGCTCCCATCATCATAAAAGGATGAAATATCTCGCCCTTAAAGTTTTCGATTTTATTGACTGTGGTATCGATGTCATCGCCAAGCGTGCGCATCGCCAAAGCTCCGTTTTTAACGTAATCAGAATCGTTAGGCTCATCCCAGCCATAGTAAGGTGACAGTGCCATTGATGCTCCTTATTCGTATTGTGGCCATTGTACGGTAGCCCCGACATCTGACCATTTCTGCAACGCCGACACATCCTGCCAACGAGTCGGCACAATGCTTAATGATGAGTCCGTCGATGTAATAGTCATGTTGGCCTGATATTGATTGAAGGACAAAACCCAGCCTTCGACAAATCCTTGATAAGCCTGATCTATTACGGCATTGGGCAGGTTGTCGATTTCAATTGGCTTGCCCATGTAGATAGTTAAAAAAGTGTCCAAATCAGCTGAGGATACAAAATTAGAGTCCAGCATGACTGAGAATTGGCTAAGGTTGGTCTGCGGTGCTGCGCGTAAGGCAATATACCGATCGGCCTGATATTGGGCTTCTGCTAAATTTTCAAGTTCCGTTGACACCTTAGATTCAACTGTGCCGTAAGTAGCAATGGATCCCGCGTCTGTAGCGGTAACTGTAGCGTTGGCCTTGTAGCTTAAAATAACTGAATTTATTAAATCGTTTAACGTTCTATTACTGGCTACGCCGCTCCACAAAATGTAATTTTCTGGAATAGTCCAATAGCCATTATCTTGCACTTCATTTAGTCTGCGAGATTCGTTGGCATAACCTACTTTGCCGTCGGCCGTCTCATATACATAGCCAAACGCCATTTGTGCGTAATACGTGGCCAACGTATAAGCATCAACTGAGTTGGCAGCTCTTGCCGTAAATTCATAAACGCCCGGCGTATCAACTACATCAATGGTCACGCCTGCCTCGGTCAAAATTGTGGTCATGCGGTCATCGTCATATTCTTTTGGATATGCGGTATTGCCTACAACTGTGCGTGACATTTGACCAAAAGGAGCAATGGCCGTAACTTGCGTGATTACGCTTGTGCCGTTTGCACCTGATGCTACAACACGATTTTGCACTTCGGTGACACGGCCTGTAAATACTGTGACATCTACCGCGCTTGAATTTTTTACTTTGATGACAACCAAATCATTTAATTGCACGTTGTAATGCGTGCCGTCGGTTGATAATAACTGAACATTGGCAAAACCAGCGCGGGATTGATCCAACACATTTGTCCGGCCATAACTGAGCTGCACATTCCACAAGGTTTGATCTGTGTAGGCAACCCCATCAATTAAAACTGTGCCGTTTGGATTCCATGTCATGCTAGATAAGCCCTAGATACGCCTAAAGCATTAAAGCTGCCCGCGCTGGTGGCCTCTGTATTAAGAATATTGGCTATCTGACGAGCTGTTGAAATTGGATCAATAGCGCCATTGACTGTGATGTTATTTGTAGTCCTACCGGCTGCAAAAGCTCTCAAGCGCTCATCTGAGTCACCATTTGGGATGCTAGGCAATGCGGTTGCTACTGATGTTGAAAATGCAGCATTTTGAACTGATGCCGTTGACATCGATGCGCCGCTAAAGAAACCACCAATTGAGCCAGTTACGCCTTTGATTGCGTCAATGATGCCTTTAATGCGATTATAAATATTTGTTATCAAACTGACAAGGTTGGCAAATTGGTCAATGATGGTTGACAAAACTGTACCTAATAATCTAAATGCCCCGCCTAACGTTTTGCCCAAAATAGGCGCAAGTACGTCACGCGCGAATTCACCAATATTGACCAAAAGGTTAAAAAATGGCTGCAAATCATCGCTGTTGCGGCGCACTGATCCACTGACGCTATCAAATGCAGATTTAAGTCCGGCGATAATAGGCTGAATAAATCTCAACACTGGCTGTAACTTCTCGCCAATATTGTTTGTAAATTCTGATATCGCTGGTATGACCTTGTTAACAATTGTCTCAACCAGCGGCGTAATAGCTGTAAGAATAAACGCGCCAACTGTCTCTTTGCCTTCGTCAAATGCAATTTGCAAACGTGTCAATTTGCCCTGAAAAGTATCGGCTTTTGCCGCAGCTTGATTCTCAAAAGTGTCTGCTAGCTTTGCCGTAATCTGATCCAAATCCATCGTTTTCAGCTGGGCGGCTGATAAGCCAATGCCTAATTTAGCCAGCGCACCACTGTTGCCTTCTGCGGCTTTTGCCATTGCATTTGTTACGGCTTCAAGGGATTTGCCTGATCCGGCAGCTACATCGATTGCTACTGTCTGTAGCTTCTGTGCCTTTTCAAGATCGCCTGTTGCACGTGCCAAACGCTCAATTGATGGCCGTAGCTCATCATCAGTCACGCCAAACGCCAGCGATGTTTTGGTGATGTAATCCTCAGTTGCCGCGATTTGGGCTTCTGTAGCCCCTGTGACGTTCTTTAAAGTCAGGGCTAACTTTTGCTGTGCGGCAGCGTCCTCGATGGCCGCTTTGACCCCATCAATGGCTAATTTGCCTGCATAGGCGGCTGCGGCTGCTCCGGCTGCGGCAAATGCTAGCCCAGCCTTCTTGCCAAAATCACTGACCTTATCGCCAAAAGTTTTGACCTCAGTATCAGCGGATTTAAGGTTTTTTGTAAAATTGTCAACGTCGGCCAGTAGCTTAAGCGTTAACGCGCGTGTGCCTTGTGCCATCAGCCCCACTCCTTCAAAATCTTGCTAAATGCTGCGCTCCAACGTTCAACAATTTGTGGCTGGATTTTGCGTAGCGTTGGATAGATAAACCAGCCCCGTGAGCCTCGACCTTGACGGCCTGACCACACTGGGAACTGACGATATTTGTTTGATCCAAATTCTGAACCGCCCCAAATGCTGCGCGTAGTTGCCCCGCCGCTAAATTTCTGTGATGCAAATCCGTAAGTAATCTCACCAATTTTGCTCGACTTCTTAACGCGTGCGCCACTAGCAATGCGGCTGGCTACGTTACGGCTTTGCAATCCGTTGGCTGTCTGAATAATCTCGCCGCGCGCATAATCGGCCAAATTGCCTGATTGACGTTTGGCCTCATCTTGTGCAGCTTCGTCTAAATTCTTTAACGCCTTGAATACCGCACGCAATTCGGTTTGGTCAAGGGCTACCTGTTCGGTCACTGTTCCTCGCTTTCAAAACCTCAACTGCGGTCAATATGTCCTCGGCGGTCTGCCAATGTGCCATTGGGATGTGCGTGGCTATTGCCAGCTCAATTAAGAGTCGGCTAATGCTTCCGCGTGGATGGCTTTTGGGTCTGTGTCACCTACTTCTACGTCACTGACTGATTCCATCCAAGCATCAAATGGCTTGACTGTCTTGCTACCAGCGTCACGCTTCATGGCTAGGTGAGCCACATACAAAATGTCCCACATGCCGCCAAACTGAGAGATGACTTTTTTTGTAGTCATCTCCCAGCGAGCGTAATCAGGTGGACGCACCATGTAGGTAGCTTCTGATCCATCGATGTATTTAATTGTTATTTGCTGCTGCATTTTTTTGCTCCCGGTTCTCTTTGATTTTAGCTAAATGTCTCGGTCACTGATCCTTGTGAGACAAGGAAAGTAAATGAAACTGTCTGTGCATCCATACCTGATCCACCGACTGTTGGATATGACGGCTTGATAGGAAACACAAATTGCGCTCCTGTTGCAGCTGTCAATGTTACTGAAATGTCGGTGTCCGGTGCTGTATCACATGCTGTCCAAATGGCCTCGCACACTGAGTTGGCTTTGCCCCAGTCTGCAAGCATGTCAAGCTGAAATGTCGCTGTGACGTTTGTGGTTTTGTATGCCTCGCCGTCTAGCGTCTGATATGTCTGACGATCTAGTACCTTCGTCAATACTGCGTTTGTGGCCTGTGCTTCGATGTCTGTTCCACCTGTGAAAGACAACGAGATGTCACGACCAGTAATTACTGTTGTTGCCATGATGTCTGCTCCTTATGCGGTTTGTGTGTAGTAGGTAGAAACTCGAACATCAGCGATAAGCAATGTCGATGCTCCAACTTGTGTAACTGTTGGTCTTTCGACCACGCTGACCACATATCCCGCAGGGATTACGGCCAGCACACTCATGATTAGCTGCTCGATATTGTCAAGCGATGCTGGGTTGCTGTTATAAGCAACCGCAACTGAAATAAGAAAATTGATTTTGGTATGCAGCGTAGTTTTGTTAATTGTTTCGAGCTCAAGATATGGCGTATCCGGCACAACTACTACGGCAGGCGGAATGATTGATTCAGGCACGTAGCTGTAAACGTTACCTGCCACGCCTGCTAGGGCTGTGGCTAGTGGTGTGCGTACTTGACTTAAAATCGTTGATGCTGGCATTACTGGCACACTGTTTCTACGTCTAGGTAGGGCATAAGTAATGTTGATACGCGGTTGGTCAAGCTGCGACCCATGCGATACGGCGTTGCGGTGAAGTCCACGCCCTCGATCTGGCCACCAGCTGCAACGCGTGATTGAAATACCTCAACGCTGACTGCCAAAATAGCCGATTCAATTGCGTCATTGCCTGCATAAATCTGTGCGGCTGAATAGCCTGAAAGTGTCGCTGTGCCTGTTGGAATAATCTCGCGCAGCGTTACATTTGCCGCTGTAATTGCGGCTGTAAAATAATACTCACCAGCTGTAGCCACTGTGACTGTTGCGCTAAATGGCGCAGGTAATCCAGCCACAATAATTGACTGGCCTGCTACAAAATGATGCTGGCGTGCTGTGTAGTAATAAGCCACGTTATTGTCAAGCTTGTAAGCATTGACGGCTGATACATTTGCAACCAACATAGGCAAAATTACAGCCTCGCTGGTGTTGATAATTTCGTCTAGATATGCGTCATTGTAAAGCGATGAACTCACGCCCAGCACAGATCGCAACTGTGAAGCTGTGACAATGCTGGGCATGAGGACACCTTTCGTTCGGCTCGGCTAGCCCGGGAGCGAACTAGCCGATGATTAGATTGAGTCGATTAAGACTTGTTGACACCAAATGCGCCAGCGGCGATCTTTGTGGCAACTGCACCAAATGAATAAACGCCAACTGTGATTGATCCGTCGGCTGTTGATTCTGCGCGTAGCTGGTATTGAGTTCCCTCGTACCATGTGTATGCATCAGGATTGATGACCATGATTGAGTCATCGATGTCTGTTGTTGCAGATGTGTTAGCTGTGACATAGAGATCAAGTCCTGCAACGCGTCCACGCAATGATGTAGGTGTAGCCAAACCTGGTTGGTTGTTAGGCTGTGTCACTTCATTGTAAATTGGACGGCCATTGTCATTAAGTGACATGAGGTTTGACCACTGTGATGTGTTGACAAGAAGGTTACGTGCAAATGGATTTGCAAGACCTGCTGTTGCAGCATAAACGCTTGCTGAACCGCGAGCGATAACGCCTAGCAATTCTGCTGCTGTTGGATATGTTGCAATTGATGTTGAGTCTGCTGTTGCACCAGCTACAAGCGCGTCATTGACGTACTTATCCTGTGCCTTAGCCATTGCTGCAACCATGTTGTTGAGAAGCTCGTTGTAGAACACAGGGCTAGTCCTTGTGAATAACTCCACACTAAATTTCTGCTGGCCTGCGAACTTCTTAACATCCACTGATACAAACGCGCTGTTCTGATCAGTTTCGTTGAATGCTGCATCTTCTGCGACAACTGCTGCTGTAGGTGCAACTGTAATTTTAGGAATTTCGAATGTCATACCAGCATCAGGCAATGTGCCACGGCTGATTGCATCGATTGATGGACGGATTGTTGTAGAAAGTCCGTTGATGACTTCTGTTAACTGACGTGTTGGTACAAGACCAGCATTGTCGGTTGTGTTGTCAGCTGCGAGAACATACTGACGTGCTTCTTCTGATCCAAGTGCAGCTTGTACCTTGTTTTCAAGATACTTTGCAGCTGTGATCTCGATGCGTGGCTTTGATTTAAATCCGCCAACTGCTGTTGCAGCTGCGGTTATTGACTGCGCGGCTTCGACCGACTCTACGGCTTCCGCGGTTGTGACGGCGTTATCCACTTCGTCTCCTTCTGTTGTTGGTTGGGCTTCTGCTTCCTCGGTTGTGGATTCAGAATTTTCTGTGTCACCTTCTGTAGCGGCAACTGACTCAACGCGTGCGCTGCGAATTGCAGGCTCGCTGGTTAATGCGACGGCTGTTAGTTCGCCTTTCAAAATGCGCACTGTGCCATCTTTTAAAGTTTCGTACTCGTCAAATGCAACTTCGACGCTAAAACCATCGCGCAGACCTTCGGCAGCTTCTACAAGCGCGTCATTGCCTGCACTTGTCTGCGCAATTTTAAATGTTGCATTGATTCCGGTATCTGTCTGCTCCATGCTCATTGTTTTCCCAATGCGGCGCGTGCGATCATGTTCAAGATTAAGCAAAACTGGCTGTGCCTCAATTGATCCGGTTGCAAACTGCACCTTGCCAATTGATGCGTTGCCTGTCTCCTCAAAAGTGACAATTGTGCCAGTGATTGTGCGGCTCTCTGAATCGGTAGCCGTAATTGTCATAGGCGTAATGACTTTTTTCATAGCAACATATCCTCTTCCTCGCGGATTTCCTCGACTGACATTGCGCCAATACGATTAAGAATTTCATAGACCTGTGCGCGTTCCAGCGGATTGCCGCGTAGGAAATCGTCAAGGTCAAATTTTACTTCTTGTCCAGCTGGTACAAAATCTGCAAAGCTCATGCGCTGTTCAATTTGTGACATGTAATTTCTAAATGCAAAATCCACAAGGTCACGCCTTTTGTCAAGGGCATTGCTATATGTAAATGTTGATTGCTGGGCATCGACAAAATAGGCAGGCAAACCACAAGCGCGTGCGAGTTCTAACGCGACATAATTGCGTGCTTCATTGAGCTGGATTGATTTCGGATCATAACCAAGTGTCTCGAGCGTTACATCCGCGTTTAAAAATGCCGTTGATTTGCTAGATCGAGCTGTGCGCCATGATGATAGTAATTTAGCAACGCGATCTGCTGGCAGCGATGTGCCGTTTGACTTCAACACCATTTGCGGAATTGGCTCGTTGGCAAAATTCATTGCCGCCTTTTCTAACGCAGCTGCGGCCTTGATTGTGCGGCCTGCTCGATACAAAAGTCCTTCGCCATCGCCTTGAAAAACTACAAGATTGTTGGCATCGACAAAACTGCCATCAATTCTGTACGCGACAATTTCAAATCCCATGCCGTCTGTCTCAATAGATACGCGCTCCGGTGCGATGCGTTCCATTGATCTAATACGACCTGTGTCTGCATAACGTTCTGTTACATATGCGTATGCGCTGGGATGCAAAATAAGGTCAGAAATTAACCAGCTCCAAAATACGCTTCCGGCGATGCGTGGATCAGGCTGATTGATAACGCGCGGTGCTTGTACCTTCTCACCAGTTGCAACATTGCGCACGTGCATTGGCAATGATGCAATGGTTTGGATAATTCCGATAGATCGGGCAACAGCTGGCACGCTGACTGCTTCTGCTCTTGTCGCTTGTGTTATTCCTGCAAAGAAAAATGGCGATGTCTCTGTGTAATATGGCGCAACAGACGCATCAACCTCAAGTACAGGCTTTGATGCGTTAACTGTAGGAAATAATGTTTGAAACAGACCCATGCGATAATTTTAAATTGCTTTTACCACTTAACCCACCATTATGTCTAGGTCATTGTCTGGGCGTGTCGCAAAATGTGTAGCCAATGCCGTTGCTACTGCGCCACACACAATTGCGTTGCTGGCACGTCGGCCAATGACCCAACCGCCATCTCCTCGACGCAATTGCACAGCTGCCAAAATTTCCTCAGTCAATTGTGCCTGTCCTCGATGCTTTAACCTGCCGCTATTGATTGCCGATAACATCTCGTCGCAACTTTGCGGATAAGCCTGATCCATGTCATAGATGGGGATGCCCGCTGGTGCTAAACGGCTGGCCACAGCTCCGGCAGACTTGCGGCTGTATAACACATACTCCGTTGGATATTTGCGGGCGTAATCGGCTAAATCGTTGGCTATCGCTTTATCGTCTAGCTGCAAATCATTTGACCATGTATGTAGAAGCTTGACTACAAATGACTCATTGGCCAATTTCTGCGCCCCGACAAGGCTGGCATGTTTTCTGTCCGGACTGAGATCAATGGCCAGCCACGTTAACTTTTCCGTATCCAAATCAACTTTTTTGTCAAGGCATTTATTCCACGCACCAGCATCGACAATATTTTGAATTGCTACAACCCACCTACATAACACCTCCGACATCACCACATTTGGCGGATCATTTAAAACAGACCTGATATTGTCCTCATGGATAAGTCTGCCCATTGAAGGATTTGCGTGCCGGGCATTTTCTAGGCTTATCTCATCGGTTGGTGCTGACCACTCAAAATAGCCAATGTCATCTTTAACGCCGCCAATGCTGGCCAACGCTCGATCTCTAAAAGAATTTAAAACTACTGACGTGTTATCTCCGGCGTTTGTGTAGCTCATCAACATTGGATTTGGGCTACTCATCAACGTATAACGCAGCGATGCGAATGAGTCCATGTTGTTCATACGCAATAGCTCATCCAAATGGATGGTTGATGGCCTGCTAATACCGCGCGCAGCTGATCCACCAGCACGCACCATAAATCGCGTGCCCTTGATAGTCTCGATTTCTTCTGCGCCGTGATTTAGCCGTACCTTTTTGACTTGTTTTGCTAGGAAATCGTTTGCTTCGATTGTCCACATCATCTGCCTAAACTGCTCCAGCGATGTATTGAGCGTGTGCGCCTGCCCAATCTGTAGCGGCTCATCCCACAAAAACAGACCGCCTAAGATTCTGATTTGCTGTAAAAATGATTTGCCGTTTTGTCGGGCTACCACGATGCAATTGACTGGACTAGCCCAGCGGCCATCCGGCTTGACTTTGTGCGTATGGATCAGCGCAAATTTTTGCCAATCCATTAAATCGACCTTGAGACTAGCTGCCAAATCAATCAAATCTTGTCCGCGAGACGGCAAATCGTTAAGCGGCGTATGGATTCGGGGCGTTTGTACGCCCATTACAGCCGTTTTGCCTTCTGTCTCCCTACTCATTTCCGATTCAGGCCGATTTAAGCCTTCTAGGGGCATTTCTAGGCTTTTTGAGGCCTCTGCGTGGCTAGTCATGGCTGGTTGATTCGTTTTTGGTATAAAAAGGAACAG